CAATGCAAGGGTGTTCGGCAATGCAGAGGTGTCCGACAATGCATGGGTGTCCGGCAATGCAGAGGTGTCCGACAATGCAGATTACGCAACTATTCATGGATTCGGTACTCAATTCCGCACAACTACATTCTTCAGATGTAAGGACAAACAAGTTAAAGTGTCTTGCGGCTGCTTCTATGGAACAATTCCAGAGTTCTGCGAACAGGTGAAAAATACCAGAAAAGGCAAAATCGCCGAAGAATACTTGATGATTGCCGATCTCATGGAGAAACATTTTGCAGAAGAAGCAAAATAGAAGAAGCATCATAATCTATCGTAGAAGGGGGGAATTGCAATGGCAGTAATCAAAACAATCAAAAAGGGATCTGGGGTAATCAGAATACATGATGATTACTGCAAAGACAACACAGCTGAGGACAATCAAAGGATTGTCGATGAATGCTCAAGAATTATCTTGGACTACTACAGAAGAAAAGAAGCAAATTTGGCATAAGCGCCCCGGAGGGAGTCGGTACCTCCACCCCGGAGCAGTAAGCCACTAAACCAACCTTAGTGGATACAGGTAAATTATAATCCTCTATCCGCTAAAAAGTCAATATTAAGCGAGAGGAAAATAACATGGAAAATAAAAAAAATGCAACAAACAACGAAAAGATTACATGGAACGATTTGGAAACAATGCTAGCTACCGAAATCGTGAAAAAAGCAAAGAGAGAGACTAAGAAGTGGTTCAGTGCATGGCTTTTGACTACCGCGCTGTTAATCATTACTAATATCTTCTGGTATATTGCTTACAGTCTGTAATCTTTTTCTTTTTGGAGGGAAAAAGAATGAAATCACCCAGACAGAACAGAAAGGATATCGTAGTCAGTGCGATTATTGGGGTTCTGCTTACTTTTCTTCCGGTGTGGATGTGGGAGAAGAACTTGCAGCAAGTCCTGGCAAGTATCGTATTCGCATTGTTTACGTATTTAGCACTACTTTAAGAAAGGAGAGCGGAAATGTTTGAAAAAGAAATCAAAGAGCTTTTTGAATTAGCGTGGAGAGTTTCGAACGAAACAGATTATTTTGTTTCGTTTGACATCACTTCGCATGTACATGCTTGCATTATCTGCATTATGAATTCAAAGTGGGAGCCTAGAAAGGAAATGGATGGCATTTATACAATCTATTTTGATAATGAATTGCTTAAAGAGGAATCAGCCGAGCAGTGCAAGCTTGCAAAAGCACATCTTCTTAGACTCTTAATAGATGGGAGGTGTACGCTAAATGTTGAATCAGATGGAGTTGAAGCTCCTGCCGACAATGGAACTGATAACAACGGCGAACGAGCTTCTGGGGGAGCTGAACAGGCGGAAAGCGTACATTCTTGATTGGGAAAACCCGGACATGTATCTGAATCATCTCGAGTATCACTGTGCCGGCGGAGTATTTTCGAATGGTGAAAAAAATCCGGTGAGAGGGGATGGTTCTGACAATGTGTATTGCTTTTTTAAGGCGGTGTAAACATGGAAGAGCGCATTAATGAGATTGTTAGATTAATCGACACCCAGCTTGCTATTGTGCCGGATAATCCGATAGAGGAATCATATAAGGCAAGAACATTGGCAAGCTACGTACAAGCCTTAAATGGGCTTTTAACGGCTCAGAAATCATATAAGGAGGAAAGTATTAGTGAGTGAATTTGAAATCCGTATTCCGGCAAGGAAGAAGCAGCCGGCAACCGATAAGGATAACCCTGTCGTGAAAGTTTCGCCGGAAGCGTACAACGCACTGGTTGAGATTTATAACGAATCAACCATATCAATGAAAGATATTGCAAGTTTGCTGATCGTTGAGGGCAGCAAGCATGTGGTTTATGACAAGGAGGAATAGCAATGGCAACACCAGTATTAATTATTGGAAAATCTGGTTCTGGCAAGAGTACCAGTTTGAGAAACTGCCAGAATTCTGACTGGAACCTTATTAGAGTATTGAATAAACCACTTCCGTTTAAAGGAAAGATTGACGGATGGTTTACGGATGATTACCAGCAGGTAATGAAGTGCCTGATCGCATCAAAAGCAGAGTCAATTGTTATTGATGATGCAGGCTATCTTATCACTAATCACTTTATGAGAGGGCATGCTTCTGCCGGAAAAGGCAATGCAGTGTTTGCTCTGTACAATGATATTGGAGACTATTTCTGGAATCTTATCCAGTTTATCGTCACGAAAGTACCGCAGGACAAGATCGTATATATGATGATGCACGAAGAAAAGGATGATTCTGGAGATGTGAAACCAAAGACCATAGGAAAGCTACTTGATGAAAAAATTTGTTTGGAAGGTCTTTTTACCATCGTTCTTCGCTGTATTGAAGAAAGCGGAAAACACTTATTTGTCACTCAGTCCAGCCAGGGAGCAGTAAGTAAGTCTCCGATCGGAATGTTTGACAGTTTAACTATTGATAATGATCTCGCAGAAGTAGACAAGATCATTAGAGACTATTACGAATTAGGAAAAGGAGAAAACAATAATGCAGAAACCAAATAGCTATGACACAACACAGGCAGCAGGAGAATTTGAACCGATTGCTCTTGGCGGACACAAGATGGTTATTAAGCAGGTATCAGAGAAAAAATCCCAGGGTGGACTTGATATGCTTGTTATCTTGTTTGATTTCGCAGAAGGAGACGAACAGGCGGGTTACTTTATGAAGCAGTTTGAGAACGATATTCGTCCAGACAAGAAATACCCGAATGCAGGCACAAACTACATGGTCATTGACGAGAGTGTAGATTATGGTGTCCGCAACCTTAAAACATTTATCACATGCGTAGAAAAGTCAAATCCGGGCTTTGCTGTTAAGTGGGGTGACAACTTCGGACAGCAGTTTAAGGGAAAACTGATCGGCGGCATCTTCCGTCTGGAGAAAGACTGGTACGACAATAAAGAAGTGAAACGCCACAAGCTTGCATGGTTCCGCAGCCTGGAAGGGATCAAAGATGCAGATATTCCAGAAGAGCGTACCACAAAAGCGTATGACGATCATCTGAAAGAAGAAGCTATCATGGGAGCGAATCCGGCAGGTACGGACTTTATGAATATTCCAGATAGTGTACAGGAAGAGCTTCCATTCAATTAAAAGGATGTGGTTTTAATGGTTATACAAGTGGACACAAGGGAACATAAATCAGAATGGGAACGGATTCAGGATCAGTTTGACGGACTTGGAGTACAGTATTTTCGCTCCAAACTATATTGCGGAGATTATCAGTCGCTGGATAATGCAAAGCTCTGTATTGACCGCAAAAAGGATTTACAAGAGCTTGTAAATAATGTCTGCCAGCAGCATGAAAGATTTAAAGCGGAGCTGATTAGGGCGCGTGAAGCAGGTATACAGTTAATTATCCTATGCGAGCATGGTCCAGATATTAAATCTGTTGGTGATGTATATTTTTGGGAGAATCCAAGAAAACACAAAGTTATCTGGAGGACAATAAACGGCAAAAAAGTAAAAACTGTAATATCCGATAAGGCTGTTGACGGCTGTCAGCTATATAAGTCTCTTTGCACAATCAGAGATAAATACGGCGTCCGATTTGAATTCTGTACAAAAGAAGAGACTGGACGGCGAATAGTGGAGTTGTTGTCATGACAAAAGATGAAATCAAGCAATCAGTGAAAATGCCTGAGATTCTTTCTAGATATGGGCTTAAGCCAAATAGAGCCGGTTTTATATGTTGCCCTTTTCACAAGGAAAAGTCAGCGTCATGTAAGATCTACGATGATTCCTTTTATTGTTTCGGCTGCGGAATCGGCGGTGATGTGTTTGATTTCGTGATGCAATACGAATCCGTCCCTTTTAGCACTGCATTTATTGAGCTGGGCGGTACTTATGTATCAAAAAAAGGTAAAAGCCGCAACCAGATTAGACACGAAGTGCGAGATATCAAATTAAAAAAATGTAATCCCGCTCAGGATCCTAATGAGCTTGAGCAGGTAGAAAAGAACATACTTATGTACGAAACAGCGCTAAAAACCTTCCCTCCTGGTTCAGAAGAGTGGTATATGTGCCAGTTCAACCTTGAAAAAGAAAGAAGCAGATATGAAATATTGTCAGCTAAGGCAGGAGGTGAGAAGCATTCTTGAAAATATTGAAAATTTGCAAGCAAATGATTTTATGCAGAAGCAACTGTATGAAGAACTTTTTTCAATAAAAAGTAAAATCGACCGTTCGGAAACTAAATTTAAGTTAATGGACAGGGCGAAGAGTGTAAGAGCAAAAAGCATAGCCGAGGAATTCATAAAAGAATTCCAGAAAGCAGAACAGGACAAGGAAAAAGAAGAAAAAGTAAATCGTTCTATGCAGTTAGTTGAAAATATCACAAACTTTTATGAGGATGATATTGGAAAAGAATATCCAAACATGGCTTGTGGCAGCTGGATAGCTACAGAAAACGGAATATTTTCTTCTGAAACATCCAAGGCGAGAGAACTTGTATGTCACCATCCAATCATGCCGATACGTCGACTGAAAAATATTGAAACAGGCGAAGAACAGATCACAGTGGCTTTTAAAAGAGATGGATGCTGGACAGAAATAACTGTTCCAAAAATCGACATTGTGACTTCCAGGGCGATAACTAATCTTGCAAGGTTCGGTGTGCAGGTCAACTCGGAGAATGCAAGGCTTCTTGTGAAGTATCTGGCGGACGTTGAAATGTACAATGCCGATATGATCGACATACGGCACTCTACGAGCAAGTTAGGGTGGCATGGCAATGTATTTGTACCTTACGACCTTTCAATCGTCTTTGACGGCGAATACCGCTTTAAAACACTATTCCAGAGTATACAGGAAAGTGGAGACTACTTCAAGTGGGTGACTCTGGCTAAACAGTTACGATCGTGCGGACGATTAGAACCACGAATAGCACTGGCAGCATCTTTTGCAAGTGTGCTTGTACAACCGCTTGATGCATTGCCGTTCATCGTAGACTTCTATGGACAGACAGGCGGCGGCAAGACAGTAACGATCAACATAGCTGCATCTATCTGGGGAAACCCGTCTCCAGGATCCTACGTTGGGAATTTCCGGTCAACAGATACGTCATTGGAGACAAGGGCAGACATGCTTAATAACTTTCCGATGATCCTCGATGACTCCAAGAACGCTTCTCAATATATTCGGGACAACTACGAAACATTGATTTACAATCTCTGTTCCGGTAAAGGGAAAGGAAGATCAAATAAGGACCTCGGAGCAGCTAAGGAGAATACATGGAGTAATGTAACCATTTGCAACGGCGAGAATCCTATTTCAGAATTTGCAGATTCCGGTGGAGCAATCAACAGAATTGTTGAAATTGAGTGTTGCGAGGATATTTACGAGAATCCGGCAGAGATTAACAGCACTGTAATGAAAAATTATGGTTTTGCTGGAAGAGTATTTGTTGGAAATCTTAAAAAATTTACACCGGATGAGTTAAAAGAAATGAAGTCTGAGATTGAAAAGGGCTTTGATGGATATAATTTTCCGGCAAAACAGGTCATGGCTATATCCACGCTCCTACTGGCTGACAAATTAGCTACAGATTTCATATTTAAGGATGGACGTGAGCTGACAGTCGAGGATGTTGTGGACATACCTACACGCAAGAAAGACGTATCGGAAGGACAGAGATGCTATGAATTTATCATCGAAAGTCTTTCTGTGTACGGGCAGCACTTTGATGCGCAATTCAGTTGCGATCAGTGGGGATTTAAGGAAACACCAGATGAGTATGGAGATGTATATGTATATTTTTATCCGAAACCTCTTGAAAATCTCCTAAGGAACAACGGATTCTCCAGAAAAGCCTTTTCAGCATGGGCGATTAATCGAGAATTAATTAAGCATACGGGAAAAAGGGATACGGTAATAAAAAGAGATGGGGGAAGCGTAATGAGACTTGTTGCTGTAAAGATTATTGATATAAAAGATCTTGAAGACGAACAGGAAAATGAGCATGTTGAAGCTGATTTTATACCTGCTAATACTGGAACAAGTGTTCCGTTTTCGTGATTTGTAACCATGTAACCATGTAACCCGCGGAAAAGCATGTGTATAGGGAATAAAAAAATATATAAAAAAATCATATATACATTGCAATCTCCTATAAGAAAACCTTGGTTACATTGGTTACACGGTTACATAACTCTGAAACCCGCATAAAATAAGGGTTTGCGGTGTAACCAAGGTGGTTGAAAAGTTGGTTACACATTGGTTACAAAAATAAAATGATTACACAAATTAAAAAATAAAATTAAATTGCATGAAAATTCAGATTGTTACAATTGGTTACTAAGGCATAAGGAGTGGTTACAAAAATGGAAAAAGAGAAGCTTAATAAAAAACAGCGGTACGCATTGGACACAATGTTGTCTGGCAGTAATGTTTTCCTTACAGGAGATGCAGGAACAGGTAAAACAACGGTTATCCAAACGTTTATTGATGAGGCGGAAAAAGCTGGTAAAAGTGTTCTGGTATCTGCTACTACCGGAATAGCTGCGGACAATATCGGATATGGAGCGACTACCGTGCATCATGCATTGAATATCTCAATCAAATTTGAGGATTACAAGAAAAAAGTGAAATCCAGAGCTGAACTGTTGAAGGAAGCGGATATTCTTATTATTGACGAGATCAGCATGTGCCGGTTCGACCTGTTTAATATGATTGCGAAGGCGATCATTATAGAAAATGAAGAGAGAGCGGTTGATAGACTTTTGAGCGGAGAGGATAAAGAAGACGTTCAACTGATCGTAATCGGGGATTTCTACCAGCTTCCACCAGTTATTCCGACAGATGATCGTAAAATCCTCTGCCGGATGTATGGATCTGATTACGGAAAGGGTGGAAAGTACGAACACGGATATGCTTTCATGTCTGAATACTGGAAAGAAATGGGGTTTGAATATATCAAGCTTGATGAAGTATGCAGGCAGAATGATGAGGGGTTTAAGTATGTGCTGAATGATATTAAATATGGCAACAATATTAGAAAATCCATTGCATATCTGGAAAATAACGAATCGGACAAGGTTATACCGGAAGCACCGTTCTTGGTTGGTACTAATGCAGAAGCTGATCGGATTAATAATACTTTTCTCGGAAAACTGGATAAAAAGACCGAAAAAGTGTTTCATGCAGCAGTTGACGGAGAATTAACGTCTGCTGATATTAAGAATATTGCATTTGCCAGAGAGGACTTAATTCTTAACATCGGTGCAAAAGTGATGATTACAGTCAATGATCTGTCTGGAAACTACGTCAATGGAACGATTGGCATTATTCAGAAAATTGTGGACAACGGAGAATTTGAAGAATCCTATCTGGTTATCAAGACTGATAAGGGTAAAACAGTTAACTTGTACAGATACAGTAAAGACATTGAGAAACAGGTTATTGAGGAATCTGAACAAGAAAAGAATGGTCAGAAGATCGTGAAAGAGAAGATTGTCCGTAAGAAATTTGGATCGTTCTCTCAGTTCCCGGTAAAACTTGCCTGGGCAATCAGTATTCATAAATCACAGGGACAGACATTTGAAAAGATTAATATTGATCCTTGTTGTTGGGATCCTGGGCAGTTCTATGTATCTGTTTCCCGGGCGAAATCCGCTAATGGCATACATTTTATCAGACCGATAAAACAGAGCTATATAAAGGCGTTTAGCAAAGATAACGAGCGACTTCTTGAACAGAGTTTTGAGGTAGAAGAAGGTGTATAAGTATGAGAGTGACGCATGAGCAGATACCGAACACCATAAAGTTTTTACAAATCGACTTTCCGGCACTGGTCCTTCAGACCGCCGGAATAGAAGAAAAGGACGAATACTGGCAGCAGGTAGTTGAGCAGATACACGTTGTATCAGACAAATATAATAAAAACGGCTTTGTGGATCACATGCTTACAGCCTATGCGGATTATCTAGACAAGATGCATAAGAAAGCTAAAAATCTGAACAAGGAGAAAATCAATGAACAAAATGAAGGAGTATGAGCGAGGAAGAGAGGATGGTCTTGGTTTGGCGCTCAGAATCGTTAGAGATGGCGGTATAGAAGCGCTTGAGAGGGAAATAAAATTCCGGGGCATTACAGGAGTACATACCTCTTTAGCCAGTAAGGACCTGGATAAAGCTGCACAGAAAATCAAAGAAATGACACTTGATACATTTACAATCCTTGGAATTGCCGTTTTGCATGATGACTTCGGATTCGGACAGAAACGTTGCCAGAAGTTTATGGACGGCATGGACAGGGGGACTGATTATCTGATGGATGATATGGCGACCTGGGAGGATTACAGAAGATCAATCAAAGAGGAACTGAATCTTGATTTGAGATTCCGTATTAACGATTAAGCGAGGTGTTATTGATGGGAAAATACAATACAGAGCGCAAACACAAAGAGGGACAGGAGATGTATAAATCGGTATATCATTTTATCCTGAAATATTACCGCAAACATCACTATATGCCGTCTACAAGAAATATCGCAGATGGATTAGACATTTCAATGGCTACCGCCAGAAAACACTTTAATTCGCTCCTAGACAATGGATTGCTTGTTAGCGAGGACCCAACAGAGCAGAGGGCGTATAGATTGAGTTATTCAAAGGTAGAGACCAATTAATCATGTATCACTGCACAATAGCGTGTCAGTTGCTTACATTGGTGAAAGGAGAATGAGAAATGGAGAAATTAAAACCTTGTCCGTTTTGCGGAGGAAAGGCAGAAATGCTGATTAGTGAATATGAAAATTCGAGAAAAGAATATCTTGTAGCTTGCACAGAATGTGATGGAATGGTGGAACGTTGGAGAGAAACAGAGGAAGAAGCTACAGAACAGTGGAATCGAAGAGTAAGTGATAAGGAGGACACAAAATGAAATTCAAAAGTAATGCCAAGTACGAAGAGGAGCCCGAAACCGGGAGTATTTTCACCTTGAAATACAATTCTTTAGGAATCGTTATCCACAAATACGTTGGTTGCGGAGATGCACTGTTTCTCAACTGTAGTGTATTGGATATTTTCGACCACAATCTTGGAACAGAAGATTTTGGCGAAGCTGTCAGTAAAGCGAAAGAAGTTGTTATGTGCGAGGTTAAGAAAATCAGAGAAGATGCGTATAAATTCTATTCGGACACAAATATTGAATTTGACAGATATTAGGAGGACGTAATGACAGAACAGGAAAAGAAGGAACTTCTGGACGAGCTGGAAAAGCGCATTGACGAAAAATACAAAGGTTGCCTTACCAGAGAAGATGTTGCAACCACATTAAAAGCGCCGAGAGAAAAGTGGTTCAGAGACGACAACGGAAACGGAAGAGATTCTCTAATGACGGATGCTTTTGGTTCCACCATTATTTCATGGCAGGTTTGGGAAACAATCAGAAAATTAACTTGCGTTATATGTGGTAAGCAGTATGTCAGACAGCTTGCGAATGTAGAAAATGCAGATGAAATCGCAGAGAAACTTTGCCAGTTTGTTTATGACTTGAAGATGGATTTTAAGAAACAGGAGGACATAAAATGAGATTGTATTTCTACATTTTAGATTGCTACAGAAAAATTAATTTAGAAACCAGAACATTTGAGAAACCCGTTTTCAAAATCAGAGTTGAAGAATGCGAGGTAATCGAGAAACCAAAAACTTATATAGCATTAACCAAGTTTCCAGAAGGGCTTTATATTGGACGCGTAAAGAAGGATGATGTTGGAAAAATTTCGGATTCTTCGTCGCCGTACATTGTGCTAGAAGAACCAAACTATCAATTTGCGAAAGATAAATTCTTAAAAAAATACAATGCCGAGATAAGTAGATTAAAAAAAGAAATTGCCGTGTACGAAGATAGGATAGCTGCAATTGAGAATTACAAGGAGGAAGAAAAATGTTAATCAGAAGTCAGGATAAAACAGCACTGGTAAAGTTTGAAAACATTGTAATCAATCTGAAACTCCCAGATTCATTGAATATTATATGTTGGAGTTTGCAGGATGCACAGAGAAGTGGAGGATATTTTATTTTAGGAAAATATTCCACCAAAGCAAAAGCCATGAAAGTACTGGACATGATTCAGGAAGCCTATGGAGATTCGGAATACACAAAATATGTAATTCCAGAAGTATGTAGGATATTAAGTATGAAGCCAAAAACGGAAGAAAACAAAGCACATGCGGGAGAACTTGGAGAAATGCTCAAAAAAGGAATGACGTTCCAGATGCCAGAGGATAGCGAGGTGGAAGCATGAAGTATAAATGCGTGAAAGCGTTCACGTTAGATACATACGATGGTGATGGATTTTACGTTGACGGATACATGGAAATTGAGGTTGGCGAAGTTTACGAAGTAGGAAATGAAAAAATTATTGATGGAGAAATCCATCTTGACGGAGTAAATGTTAACAGATGGATTGAGATATCACAAGAAATACTAAATGAGCATTTTGAAGAGGTGGTTGTATGAGCAGAGTACGAACCAGATTAGAACAATACAAAGCTGAGATAGAAAAGAAATCACAGTATAAGCATGGGCTTCCAGGGAGTGCGCTGGATATTGTGAATACTCTTCTGAATGATTTTGAACAGGACGAGAAAGAAAATGGATGGATTCCAGTCAGTGAGAGGATGCCGGAAGAACACGATTCCATATTTGCAAAGTTTAAAGGAACGGATAACTGGAAAAGAGGAATGTTCGAAAAAACATCTAAATATGTGATTGCTACCACTGTGTTCGATGATGGGACAGTGTTAGTAGAGCAGGCACATACTACTGATGGAATTTGGAAAACGGATAAAAAAGTTTTAGGCGGAACAGTAGTTGCATGGATGGACTATCCAGAACCATATAAGGAGGACTAAATAAATGTTAAAAATAATGCATTGTGAAGGAAACGGGCAAGGTAGCTGCAAGGGATGCAACGATAAAGGCATCTGGAACAGACACTGGATGTGATTCTTATACAAGATAGAGGGGCTTGAAGGCTGTTACTGTAGAAAATGCGTAAAGGAAATCATGCGGGAGGAGGACTAAACATGACAGTAAAGCAGTTATTGGACATTATAGATAAGAAAACAATGGTAGAAGTCAGAGGCGAGCACGACTGTGAACTTATATTTTCTACAAACAGATATTACAGACACTATACAAAAGACATTTTTGAAGAGATAAAAGAAAATACAGTCACACAGATTACTGCATTCGAAGAAGATCTGATTGTTATTTATATTGATTCTGAGATATGGAGGGAACAATCAATGGAAATGTCAATTTTCAAAAAGGACGGGAAGACCTACACCAGATTCAAGGTCACGCTAAAAGAGTTTAAATCTTGGCAGGCTTTACTCGAGATAAAGTATTGTATTGATACATCAGAGCCGGTCAAGAAAAACAGCAGATACATTTATTTCGAAAAAGAGGGTGACTGGATTAATGGGATATTGTAAATTAGAATGTCCGGACGGCGAAACAGAGTGCTGCATCTGCTGTGAAAAACAGGATTCCTGCCAGTGCAGATGTGACGATATAGACAGTTACGAATATGCAGAGGAGTGTGAAGAGTATGAAACTGATTGACGCAGACGAATTAATTGAATACATTAAAGCTTTTGAGATTGGCACAAGTATTAGTTCTGACCAGAAAGAGTTTATTGATTGTGTTAATAAACAGCCGACAGCTTTTGATGTGGATAAAGTTTCAAAGCAGTTAAAAGATTTAAAGGCGATGTATTGGTTTTCAATAGCAAATACAGGAGATAAAAAGCTAGATGTTGCTTATGAAAACGTAGGAAATGCATTGGACGAAGCGATTAAAATTGTAAAAGGCGGTGGAGTTGAATGAGAGAGATTCTTTTCAAGGCAAAGCGGATTGATAATGGAGAATGGGTTGAGGGATGTTACGCGGAATGCAATGGCAAGACATTCATTGGAATTGATATATCCATTGGCATTGATGATATATTTGAGGTTTTTTGTACTCCTGTAATTAGGTGGCTTGAAGTCGATCCAGAAACCCTCTGCCAGTTCACGGGGGAGACTGACAAGAACGGTAAGAGGATCTGGGAGAACAATGTTGTTTGGCTTGTTTATAATGGTGAAGAACATATTTATCAGATAGTTTGGGATAACTCTGAATTAGATTTTAAAGCGACCAAAGGTGAAGAAAATTACGGAACGAATTATGAATATTTACTATGTTGTGATGAAATTGAAGTTATTGGAAATATTTTCGATAATCCAGAATTATTACAGGAGAGGTGAAGTAGATGGAGAGATTAACAGATTATTCAGACGATGAATGCACATATATCATTGGCGTTGGGAATAAAACTTGCGAAGCATTTTGTAAATACGTAGTAGATGGATGCAAGAATTGCTATATCCAACAAGTGTTTAAAAAACTTGCCGATTATGAAGACTTAGAAGAACAGGGCTTGCTTGTGAGATTGCCAGATGATTTAAACAGAATATTGTATCAAGTAAATTATAGATGGAAATGCACAGAATACGGTGAGGAAAATAATAAATGTGAAATCTATGATTGCAAATGTGAATGTGATATCAGGAAAGAATATTATATAGCCGAAGTTGATTTGCAATATATTTCGATTAAAAGCTATTATAATTGTCTTGGCGAATTTTTATTCCTCACCCGTGAAGCAGCTGAGAAGAAGTTGGAGGAGATGAAGAAGAATGATTGATAGTTTAATAGCATTTACATTTGGAATAATATTCGGATCATTTGGCACTATTTTCTTGGTTGCACATTTTGGCGGCAAGCGTAAATAGCAATAAAAAGGCGGTGATGATATGCGTACAAGGCAAAAGTCACTTGTTGATTTTGGCGTATATCCAGAAGATATTAACCGTTTAAAGGATATATGCCAGAAAGCTACACAAGAGCAGAGACACGATATTTTACACTGCTGCATAAGTTCTTGCCCTCCAGGAATTGAACTTTTGGTGTACGAATCTATTGTAGCAAACAAATCCTATGACCGTATTATGAAGACGAAGTACATACCGGCAAAGCGAGATGATTTCTACGCATACAAGCGCAAGGCAATGGCTATGTTTTATGATATTCTAAGAAAACTAAGAGAAATATAATACTACAATTAATATTAAAATGTGGGGACAAATTTTTCTGCCATGTATGGTAATATAGTATATATCTATAGCTATGTACCGTATGTGGCAGAATTTTTGTTTGGAGGTGAGAACGTGGGAAAACAGGTAGGAAGACCACCAATATATAAGACGGTGAACGAAATTGAAGAAAAAATTGACACATATTTCAAAGAATGTGAAGGTGAAATATTAAAAGATGATAATGGAAAAACTGTATTGAATAAATTTGGAAATCCGGTGGTTATTAATCGAAAGCCTCCAACAGTAACTGGTTTAGCTCTTGCATTAGGATTTACAAGTAGATTGGATTTATTAAGATATCAAGGAAAAGAGGAATTTTGTAACACGATAACGCGCGCGAAGAGTATGGTAGAGCAGTACGCAGAGGAAAGATTGTTTGATCGTGACGGTTCCAATGGTGCTCAGTTTAGCCTTAGAAACAACTTCAAGGGTTGGGACGCTGACAAGAAAAATGATGATTTCGGAGACGGAAAGATTACGATTGTGAACAATATTCCAAGACCGGAGAAACAGGATGGAAAGTAACGCTATCAAACTGAATGAGATTGTGGCACCAGCATTTTACAATGTGTTTTGGGATATTTTAGATGGTAAACACACTTACTATGATCTGTACGGTGGACGTGGATCCACAAAATCATCTTTTGTAGGCGGCATGATTCCGTTTCAGATGATGCAGGATGCAGAGAATGGCTTAATGTCAAATGCTGTAATCTTTCGGAAAGTCGGTAATACGCTCAGAGAATCCGTGTATGAACAGATCGCATGGGGAATTGATGCGCTTGGAGCAAGTGATTTATGGGCTGACAGTTTAAGTCCTATGCAATATGTGTATAAGCCAACAGGACAAAAGATCATATTCAGAGGACTGGATAAAGCTAAGAAAACAAAGTCCATAAAAGTAAAAAAAGGATATTTCAAGTACCTTTGGTTTGAGGAGCTTGATGAGTTTGCCGGAATTGAAGAAATCCGTACAGTTCAACAGTCTGTACTTCGTGGTGGAAGCAAATTTGAAGTATTTAAGACATTTAATCCACCGATCAGCCGGAGCAACTGGGCGAACGTGTATGTGGAGGAACCGAGAGTTGACAGCTACAGACACAAGAGCGATTATAGATCAGTTCCTGTTGAATGGCTTGGTCAGCAATTTATTGATGATGCAGAGCATCTGAAGAAAACAAATCAGAGAGCTTACGACCATGAATATCTCGGTCTTCCTGTTGGACTTGGAACAAATATTTTCGAACTGTTAGAAATTCGAAAAATTACAGATGAAGAGATTCAGAGCTTTCAAAGTATCTACCAGGGACAGGACTGGGGGTGGTATCCAGATCCTAAAGCATTTCTCCGTGTAGCTTATGTTCCTAATCAGGAAAAAGTTTTTTTATTAGACGAACTTGGAGGCTCCAAGATAAGAAACAAGGAAATGGCTAACCAGATAAAGAAAAAAGGATATGATGATTATTCAATATCTTGCGGAGTTGATGAAGAAGAAAGTATTATTGACTTCCGAGATGCAGGGCTTCCAGCACGTAGGGCCATTGTTACACCGGGAAGCCGCAAATATACTTTTGAGTGGTTACAGTGCCGAACATTAGTCATTGATCCGGAACGAACGCCTAGAGCATACAAGGAAATTATCAATTATGAGCATGAAGTAGATAGCAATGGAGAAGTGATTGCAGATTATCCAGATGGCAACGATCACTGGATAGATTCTCTCAGATACGCAACCAGTCCATTGTCCATGAGAAGGGGGAACAGCGCATAATGTGTAAATTTTGTGATGAATTAGCTTCTTGGAAAGAATGCCATGATAATCCAGAACGCAAGAAGAACAAATATATATACGGCTGTATGCTGTACATGTACATGAAAGACCGAAAAGGAAGCATTACTTCCAGACCGTTTGATCTTAATTATTGTCCGACGTGTGGAAAGAAGATTGCGACAGGTGACTAAATGGGACTTATAACAACACTAAAAAGGTGGTTTAACATGATATTCAAAAAACAAGCCGAAGAGGATTTCAATATCCAGGCAGCAGAGTTCCCAGAGATGGAATCGTTGATTAATAAATGTGCAAACATATATCGAGGCGTTCCATACTGGTTAGATGATAAAAATAACATCAAGACGATTAATTTTGCAAAATCCGTCTGCTCAGAAACAGCACGGCTCGCAACATTGGCGATTGGTATTCAGATAGACGGCTCTGCAAGGGCTACGTGGTTGCAGGAGCAGATTGACAAGGTATACTTCCAGATTCGGCACTGGGTGGAATATGGCTGCGCTTACGGAACCGTGTTCATTAAGCCGAACGGCGAGAGCCTTGACGTATTCACTCCGGCAGATGTGATGATCGTGGATTACGACAGCCAAGAAATCAAAGGAATTATATTCAAGGATTCTTATACTGTCGGAAGAAAATACTACACAAGGCTCGAATATCATAGATTTGTCGAGACCACCGTGGACGGAGTGACAACCTATCCGTATTATGTTTCAAACAGAGCTTATGTATCAAAATCTCCTCAAAGCATCGGAGACAAGATTAACCTCAAACAAACCAAGTGGGCTGATCTTATGGCAGATACACCGCCGATTCTCAAAGCAAACGGTGAGAAACTGGACGGACCATTGTACGGAGTACTTCGGACACCACAGGCTAACAATGTGGATATTAGCACGCCACTGGGACTTCCGATATTTGCGGAAGCTATAGAAGAATTAAAAGACCTGGACATTGCATACAGCCGAAATGCAAAAGAAATCCTTGATTCTAAGCGGACTGTTCTAGCAGATGACAGATTGTTGATGCCGAGTGGTTCACCTGTCTCCGCTATGACACCACAGGCAATGGAACATAGATGTTCAGAAATGAGCTTGCCGGATTATGTAAAAAATGTATTCGGACAGGATGAAAAAGAGTTTTACCAGGAAATCAATCCAATTCTCAACACAGATACCCGTATAAGCGGCATAAATGCCCTTTTAAGCCAGTTGGGGTACAAGATTGGATTCTCCAACGGATATTTCGTTTTTAACGAAACAAGCGGCATACAGACAGCCACAGGAGTAGAAGCAGAACAGCAGAGGACAATACAGTTTATCAAGGATGTAAGGGACAAACTGGAATCCTGTTTAGATCAAGTAATCTACGCACTAAATGTCCACGCTGATCTGTACGGACTTGCACCGGTAGGAGTTTATGAAATTAACTATGATTTTGGAGACATCACATACTCCTTTGCAGAAGATAAGCAGACTTGGCTTGGCTATGCAAACACCGGAAGAGTTCCGTTCTGGTACTATCTGGTAAAATTTGAAGGATTCAGCGAAGAGGATGCGAAAGCTCTCGCAGATGAAGCAAATGCGGAAAACAAAGCAAGTGGATTATTTGGGGATGAATAGCCTATGAAGATTAATAATCATGTTGGAAACGTACATATCAAATTTGATACAAAGCGGATTGATGGCAATTTGAAAGAAGCTCAGAAGAAACTGAATGAGCAAATAGTAGAAGACTGCATTCCACTTATGCCATTCCAACAGGGAGCGTTGGTGGAAAGTGTATCATATCCGCAGGGTATTGACGGCGGTGAAATCAAGTGGGGAAACAGAAATGTGCCTTATGCTCATTATTTGTACATGGGTGAGGTGTACGGACCGAACATCCCAAAGAAAGATGCACAGGGGAATATCATTGGATGGATGTCTCCACCAAGTAAAAGCCCAACCGGAAGACGATTGCAATATAGTAAAGCACCGCATATAGAAGCAGGGGCAGAATGGTTTGAAAGAGCAAAAGCCCAGCATTTATCGGATTGGACAAGGCTGGTAAAAAGAACGGCAGGTGGTAAATAATGCTTCCACCAGAGTATTTTCACGGAAAAGAAAAAGGGATCCTTGCGATTTACCAGGAACTGGAAGATTTTATAATGACGGACATTTCCAGGCGCATTCTTCAAACTGGCGGCATGACTGCCACAGCTGATCGGCTAATCTGGAAGCTCACGCAAATGGGAGAAAGCAGAGTTGCCATTGAACAGAAACTGCAGAAGCTTACAAAAATGACACAGCCAGAGCTTAGACGAATCCTGCAAAATGCCGTGATGACATCTTGGAATAATGATAAAGATATCCTTTTAGGGATTGATGAGAATATAAGTCCACCATTGGAGAATCCAGAAGTGATAGCGGTGATGGATGCAGAATTCAAAAAAACATTGGGAGAGCTTAGCAACCTTAGCAGGACTACAATAAATCAATCTCAACGTGATCTAATTAATCTGCTGGACAAAGCCGAAATCCGTGTTGCTTCAGGTGTGCAATCATACACCTCTGCAATTTGTGATGTGTTGGACAATTATGCACAAAAAGGAATTATGGTGGATTATCCAACAAGCGGCGCAAAAAGAACCCTTGAAGCAGCTGTGAGGTGCTGCGTGGTAACGTCGATGAACCAGACAGCGGCGCAGATCACTAATCAGTATATTGTGCAAGCGAAGACAAATTATGTCCTTGTATCAGCCCATCTGGGAGCCAGAACAGCGCAGAAAGGACAGCCGCCTTGCGGAGATCATTCATCCTGGCAGGGAAAGCCTTACTCAATAGTTGGATCGGAACCGGGATATCCTAATCTTTTGGAAAGCACTGGATACGATATAAGCCCGAAGACCGGACAGGGAACCGTTGTGGATCTGCATGGACTGCATGGTTATAACTGCCGCCACTCTCACCAACCATGGGCGAAAGGGCTGCGGAATCCATGGGTGGACGAACACAAGATTGATTCTGAGGAGAATAAGAAAATCTACGAAGATACCCAGAAGCAACGAGCAATGGAGCGTTCAATCAGAGCGACTAAACGCAAGCTGATAATGAAGAACGAAGAAATCAACTCAGACGATATACCGGATTCTGAAAAAGAAAAACTAAGATCAGAATATGATCGAATGGCTTTTAAGCTGACTGAACAGAATAAGGAGTATAATAAATTCTGTGAGGAAAACAATCTTGCAGCACAATATTACCGCAACAAGATAGCAGACTTTGGATATAAGCAGCAGTCCAGGGCAAATGCAGGAGCAAAAAGATTTATGAGGGCAAAGTGAGGTAGATATGGAAAGATGGGTATATTTTAATCCGAATCCAGCCGGGAATCGTGTAGGCGACTGTGCTGTCCGGGCAATATGCAAGGCATTAGAGCTTGACTGGGAGACGGTATTTACAGGATTAATGGTATATGCTTGCTCACTATCAGATATGCCAAGTGCCAACTATGTATGGGGATCATATTTGGCAAGGCATGGATATCACAGAAAGCTTGTGGAACAGTCAGAGAGGTATATTTATACAGTCAATGATTTCTGCGCAGATTATCCTACTGGTACATACATTCTTTGCATAGATGGTCATGTGGTGACAGTACAAGATGGTAAATATTATGATACATGGGATTCCGGAAATGAAGTCCCGGTATATTACTGGGAAAAGGAGTAGCTAAATGAGCATACAGGAATTTATTCAGTTTTTTCTTTCAATCTGTGGAGGAGTATCAATTATTGGAGGGGCAGCAGCTGTTGTTTTTAAATGGATTACTCCGGCATTTCGACTCAACAAGCGAGTTGAGACACTGGAAGAACATGATAAGCGAGATTACGAGAGTCTTCAGAGGATTGCGGAACGTGATTCATTGATTCTGGAAGTGCTATCAACCATGCTGGATAGTCAGATTAGTGGAAATAATGTTGAGGAATTAAAAAAAACAAAGCAGAAGCTCACGGAGTATCTTGCACAGAATCAACGTTAGCATTGATAAGGGGTATGCTCATGAAATTATATGTGTTCACAAAGAAAGATATAGACAGGTTCTTGATAGAGTGTAATTTCACACCGGACGAAGAAAGACTGTTCCGGTTGAGATGCCAGGAGCGCACTCTTGAATACTGCGCTGAACAGATGAACGTGAGTATATCAACAGCAAAGAGATTAAGTCGGAGAGTAAATAATAAAATAATCAAAGTGTGCTGATACTTTTTGGATACTAATTAGAGCCAGAAACGACCTGTTTCCGGTTCTTTTTTTATGCAAAAATATAATCAGAAAGGCGGTGTATAAGATGGCATTATATAACAATCCTTATCAATATAGTTTTGGCGTTCCGGGGCAGATGAATCAGTTCCAGCAACAGCCTGTCCAGATGCCAGCTCAACCAGTACAGCAACCACAGCAGAATAGCAATGGTATCCTGTGGGTTTCCGGCGAAGTAGGCGCAAAATCCTATCTGGTAGCACCCGGGACAAGCGTTTTACTGATGGATTCAGAGAGTGAAAAGTTCTATATAAAATCTACAGACGTTTCCGGTATGCCGCAGCCATTACGGACGTTTGAGTATCACGAGGTAGGCACTCAGATGCCACCTAAACAGCCTGCCCAGAACATGGATAATAAATACGTCACCAGGCAGGAATACGACGATTTAAAAGCCAAATGCGACGCTATAGCAAGTCGATTAAATTCATTTTCTGAACCTGTTAGAACTAATACTGTACAAGAGTCAGCAATCAAGGGGGGAAACGCAGATGAGTAATCCATTATTTAACGCACTTGGCGGTGGGATACCGCAGGGAAACGGACCAATGCAGATGATACAGCAGTTTATGCAGTTTAGGCAGAATTTTAGGGGGGACCCGAAAGCAGAAGTTGAGAAGATGCTACAGTCTGGACGGATTTCTCAGCAGCAACTTAATCAGGTCCAACAGATGGCAGGACAATTCCAACACATGTTGAAAGGAATGAAATAGTACATTACAATCTGGCCAGATTGATGTAAATACAATAAAGGAGATTATATTATGGATGGAAATTATAGCTTAGCAGATATTGCCGCTGCTACTGGAAATGGTAGAAATAATGACGGCATGTTTGGCGGAGATGGCGCATGGTGGCTTATCGTGCTTTTCTTGTTCGCATTTTGCGGATGGGGAAACAACGGCTGGGGCAATAACGGCAACGGCGGCGGATATGCAGCCACAGCAGCTACTCAGGCAGACATTCAGAGAGGATTTGATAACTCCGCAGTAATCAGCAAGCTTGACGGAATCAATAGCGGTCTGTGTGATGGCTTCTATGCCATGAATAACGGTATGCTTACCGGATTTAATGGAATCAACACCAACATCATGCAGACTGGTTTCGGCATCCAGCAGGCTATTAACGCTGACACTGTAGCGAATATGCAGAATACCAATGCACTCCAGGCGCAGCTTGCAAACTGCTGCTGCGAAACCAGAGAAGCAATCCAGGGCGTGAATTACAACATGGCTCAGAATACCTGCGCAATCCAGAACACCATGAACAACAACACTAGAGACATTATCGACAGCCAGAACGCCGGAACAAGGGCAATCCTTGATTACCTGTGCAACGAGAAGATATCCAATCTCCAGGCTGAAAATAACGACCTCAGACGTGCCGCTTCTCAGGATCGCCAGAGCGCATTGCTTACAACTGCAATGGCTTCACAGACACAGCAGCTTATTAATGCGATCAATCCGGCACCGATTCCGGCATATCAGGTTCCAAACCCGAACACATATTACGGATGCGGATGCAACACTGGATGCAATTGCTGATAACTTCATATCGAGAGTATCTTTCGATTGATTTCGGATGTCGGCTTATGCCGTATTACACAGAGGGGCAGGCTGAGACCTGTCCTTTTTGTGATATGAAAGGAGTATTTTTATGGCAGAATTTACAAATGTAGCTGCTCAGACTGTAGCAGCAAATGGAAACGTAGTATTTTCAAACACAGCAGTTAAAGGTTCTAACTGCATTCAGCACAGAGAAGGAAGCGGAATCATCACTCTGAGAGGACTGACTAACCAGTGCAAAGCGAGATTCTTTGTGGATTTTTCTGGCAATATCGCAATTCCAACAGGCGGTACTGTCGGAGCTATTTCTCTGGCTATTGCAATCTCTGGCGAACCGGTTCTTTCTTCTCAGATGATTTCCACGCCGGCAGCAGTAGACCAGTACAACAATGTGTCCTCTGGCATCTATATTGATGTACCTCGTGGATGTTGTGTTAATATCGCAGTAGAGAACACAAGCGATCAGGCTGTTTCTGTTGCGAACGCAAACATTATCGTGACTAGAGAAGCGTAGGAGGTGTGATTATGAGAGATATTAAAGACTTATGCGCAAGAATCGAAGATGAGCTTTCCAAGATCGCTGACAGTGGACTGACCACTGGAAATCTGGAAATGACATACAAGCTGATTGATATGTACAAAGATATAAAGAACACGCAGTACTGGGATAAGAAAGCGGAGTATTACAACGCCGTCCTTGATGAAATGCGTAGCGGATACAATGACGATTACAGCGAACGTGGAAGAAAGCGCGGCGGCATGGGGAGATACAGCCGCAGCGATGGAAGAATGATGTACCCGGATTATGATCGCGGCAGCTCTTACGGCGATGAAAGTCGCGACTACGGAACCGGAAGAGGAAATTACAGTCGATCTGATGGGCGAGATACTTACAGTGACTATATGACGCAGAAGCAGAACTATCGTTCCGGAAAGTCTGAAGACTGCAAAAGAAAGATGCTTGCCGCTCTGGAAGAACATCTTGACGAACTTACTACAGAAATGAGCGATATGTCCAAGGATGCAGAGTGCAGGGAAGAGCGTGATCTTGTTAAGAGATACGTTGAGAAATTAAGAAATATGCTTTGATTTGGTAAAATGTGGGGACAACTTTTTTTTTAGAATGTGATACTATAATCTTGCAAGGTGTGGTGACCTTGTAGGGCTTGCTGATTAGAAGTTTTTGTTTTCTTTTTCGTTTCATGTCCTCCTTTCTTTGTGAATATGTCCTTAATAGAAACAGATTTGAGCGGAATCTGGAGGTTGAAAAGCGGATGCAATTTCCGACATATTCATTAGTCGGCTTGACCGACTGGTAACACCTCCTTATAAATGAATCAACGTTTCCGTGAAAGTCGGATAGTGGTAGGCATAACACGTTAAATACCTTGCTAACCCGGGGATCCGGGTTCCGGGAAAGTGGCAACGATTGGCGGTGTTGCGGCGGTCTGTAAAACCGTTCCCTCGTGGTAAACATTATAGGTTCAACTCCTATCTTTCCCATTGTTTGGAGACTGAAAGTTTGGTGGCAGGAAAAGCACAGGGCAGTGTGCAGGAATGTATAACCGAGTTCCGGATGCGTACTGTTTATCGGTGATATAGTGACTTCCTCTAGTAGTCAATAAGTGAACGTGCTGAAATGGTTCTTCCAAACATGTACATCGCAGGATAGAGAAGCGGAATCTCGCAAGGTTCATATCCTTGAGAACGGCGGTTCAAATCCGTCTCCTGCAATTAATCTGCTTAAAGTTACGCTGTCTGCGTGCAGGTGGTCTATGACTAGGGTAGATTACAACATCATGATGCTGATTGGGTTATGTCTTATCCTGTTGACTGGTGTCCAGTCCGAAAAGGCACTTCAATGTGGCTTCGCCAAGTGGTAAGGCACCGGGCTTTGACCCCGGGAGAGGAATACTCATTCATTGGTTCGAATCCAATAGCCACAGTTACCCTGCCAGTGGTCTAACTGGCTTAATCCATTTACCTGCGGCGGCAGGTCAATAAACACGACCAGGAGGATGTTATGCAGAAACTTATTGACACATTAAAATCATTTGGAATTGAAATCCCGGAAGATAAACAGGCAGATGTGAAGAAAGCACTCTCTGAGCATTACAAGAATGCTAAAGAAGTAGCGAAAACTCTGTCGAAAGTCGAAGGAGAACGCGACAGCTGGAAGGAACGTGCTGAGACAGCAGAAGAAACTCTGAAAGGTTTTGACGGTATCGACCCGGCAAACATTCAGACAGAGCTTGCTGGATGGAAGAAAAAAGCCGAGGATGCAGAGAAAGAATTCAATGCAAAAATCTACGACCGTGATTTCTCAGATGCTCTGAAATCAGCACTCGATGATGTTAAGTTTTCCAGTGAAGCTGCAAAGAAATCTGTTATGGCAGACATCAAGGAAGCAGGCCTCAAACTGAAAGGCGGCAAAATTCTCGGATTAAATGATCTGATTGAGCAGATGAAACAGTCTGACGCATCCGCTTTCGTGGATGAATCTCAGCAGCAGGCTCAGCAGCATCAGGCAAGATTTACAACACATGTTGGGCAGCAGCAGACACCAGGAAGCATGACAAAGAAGGATATTGAAGCAATCAAAGACCCATCCGAAAGGCAGGCTGCAATTGCTCAGAATATCCAGTTATTCCAGTGATTTTTACACCGACTATACACCAGAGTATAGCCGCTAACCCAATACCTTAATAGTTATGGGTAGAAAGGATTTTTTATATGGCAGCAAAAGCTAATCTTATTATGAGTAATGATATTCAGGTCACAGCGCGTGAGATTGACTTTGTAACCAGATTCGAAAGAAACTGGCAGCACTTACGCGATATTCTGGGTATCATGAGACCTATCAAAAAACAGCCGGGTGCTGTACTCAAGTCCAAATACGCAGAGGGTACTTTACAGCGTGGAAATGTTGGTGAGGGTGAGGAAATCCCTTACAGCAAGTTTACCGTAAAAGAAAAGACCTATGCGGAAATGACTATCGAAAAGTACGCAAAGGCTGTATCTATCGAAGCAATCAAGGACCACGGTTATGAGAACGCTGTTCAGATGACTGATGACGAGTTTCTTTTCCAGCTTCAGACTGATGTTACCGGCAGATTCTATGACTATCTGAAAACCGGTACACTTACTTCCACAGAAACAACATTCCAGATGGCTCTGGCAATGGCTAAGGGTCGTGTTGAAAACAAATTTAAACAGATGCACAGAAATGTGACTGGCGTTGTTGGATTTGTCAACATTCTGGACGTATATGAATATCTCGGAGCAGCTGAGATCACTATTCAGAATCAGTTCGGATTCCAGTACATGAAGGACTTTATGGGATTCAATACAATCTTCTTACTGTCCGACAGCGAGATTCCGAGAGGACAGGTTATTGCTACCCCTGTTGAGAACATCGTACTTTACTATGTAGACCCGAACGAGTCTGACTTTGCGAGAGCAGGTCTTGTGTATACCGTATCTGGCGAAACAAACCTGATCGGATTCCATACACAGGGCAACTACCACACAGCAGTATCCGAAGCGTTTGCGGTTATGGGACTTACTCTTTTTGCAGAGTACATTGATGCAATTGCAGTAATTACCATTGACGAAACACCAACGCTCGGCACTCTGACAGTAACATCTGCGGAAGGAACAGCAACTGGTGATACAAAAATCACTGTAAATCCGGCTAAAGAAAACGCTGGCAATGTGTATAAATACAAAGTTGCAGCAGATGCAGTAACTGTTGGATATGGACAGAATCTCAGAAACTGGAGTACTTGGGATGGAAAAGCCGATATCACAGCGGCAACCGGACAGAAGATCACAGTGGTTGAGTGTGATGGAACATACAAAGCGCTGAATGCCGGAAGTGCAAGCGTAACAGCGAAATCATAAATGTAGGAGGTAACTGGCATGGCTTACGCAGATTATGATTTTTATAAAACTTCATACTTCGGCTCTGTTGTGCCAGAAACCGATTTTCCACGACTGGCAGAAAGAGCCAGCGATTTTGTGGACACAATGACATTTGACAGGTTGGTGGACGGGCTGCCGGAAAACGAACGCTCACAGAAGCGTATCAAAAAGGCGGTCTGTTCATTAGCTGAATTAATGTATCAGATTGAGCTTGCTGAAAAGAATGCTGCCAGTGCCGCCGCTAGTGGAGTATCAACCACAATCGGGTCCAGTGGTAGCGCGACAGGCATTGTAACATCTGTATCCTCTGGCAGTGAATCCATTTCCTACGCCACGCCTCAGCAGATTGGAGCGAGTGCAAAGGAATGGAGTGCGGTGTATACCGCCGCTGGGGACGTACAGAAAACGAACGACTTACTTCTTAAGACGGCTTTACCGCTTCTGATGGGAGTGAGGACGGATGATGGGATACCAATATTGTATGCAGGAGTGTGATAGAAATGATGGAATTAAAACAGACCGTTGAAATGATGAATAGTGCAGATTACAAGGAACGCTTTAAGGCAGAGTATATGCAGGTGGTTATTCGATATAAGAAACTTGCGAATATGCTTGAAAAATGGGATAAAGGTGAACTCCCATTTACTCCTACTTGTCCGAGAAGCACTTATAATATGCAGGTAAGAGCAATGACTGATTATATTGCTGTTCTGGAAGCAAGGGCAGTTATGGAAAAAGTTGATTTGGAGGTATGATTATGGACATTTCAACACTTGGCTCATGCATCGCAATCGTTATGATTTGCTACATCGTAGGAATGGGCTGTAAAGCATCAAAAAGAATCTCTGATGAATGGATTCCAGTGATCATGGCGGTTATTGGTGGCATTCTCGGAGCTGTCGGGATGGGAGTTATCCCGGACTTCCCGGCAACGGATTATATCACAGCGGTTGCGGTCGGTATGTTTAACGGATTATCGGCTACTGGCGTGAATCAGATTATTAAGCAGACAACGCAGAAAGAATAATATTAAGGAGAGGGTATCATGTACGAAAAAACGGTGACGATTTTTGACTATTACGAATCAGCCACGACAGGAGATGCGTACTGGTATCCTCACGTGCTATCCGGCGTTGATCTCATTACGGACAAGGGAGCAATCCTTAAAAAGTACGGACCAGACGCAACTGACAACGCACAGTTGCACGTTCGTTATGCTGTTCAGAACGGTGATATAACCATTACCGATAAAGATGGCAAGATTCTCCCATGGGTGCCTTCGAAGGAGTGGAAAAGGCAGATTAACAATGCTCTGGAAGATACTATCACATTCTCGGACGAGTCGTTCTTCTGGGAGGGTGAGTGGACTGGCGGAACGGTAACTGACAGTGATTATCGAAATGGATTCTACCAGTACATGAACGAGAACAAGGATAACGTATTTAAGATCACCAGTGTTGGCGGTCCGTATACACTGATTCCACATTTTGAAATATTAGGAAAGTAGGATGCAATATGGCGGATAAACCGATCGGCAAGGACGCAGAGGGGTATGAGATTCTGACAGAAGCCATGAAAGCTTTGCTGAATCAGTATCCTGGACTGTATGAAAACGAAACAATCAAATACGAGGAACTGGGAACCGATAGCGGTATCTCATTCTTTGCGGATACAGGAGCATTAATCTATTCAGAAAAAGAGGATGTATGCGGAATAATGCACCAGGTGTGCCAGTATCCGTTTATCATGGTTTACCGTACAGCTTCCGAAAAGGAGCGCCAGAAGCTATCTGTTCAGAAGTTTCTGGACAACCTTGGCAAGTGGATTTGCCGGGAACCAGTCACAGTAGATGGCACTGAGACGCGCTTATCCGCTTTTCCAGAGCTTTCCAGAGGACGAGTGATAAAACGCATCATTCGCGATAATTCCTACGGAACAGAGCCGCAGGAGAACGGCGTACAGGACTGGTTGCTTCCAATCACAGTAAAATACGAATATGACTGGGAAAAATGGTGATTACATCACTTAAATATAACAACTAACCGGCTATCAATCGGAGATAGTCGCTAACCTACACAGCCTTTAAGAGTTATAGGCAGAAAGGACATTTCTATGGCAGTTACAGGCAAGATTGACCGTAAATATATGGCTCATTACATTGATGCCGGTTCTCTTTGCGGAGGACTGACACCGAAATATGAGCGTCTTGGAAAAGATCTGGAAGAGTACAATGTCGAACTCAATCCAGACACTGAAACATCTAAGAACATTCTCGGAGAATCCACATTCAAACACAATGGCTATGAAGTTTCTTCTGATGCTGATCCGTTCTATGCAGACACTACTTCCGATCTGTTCACAGCATTACAGAAGATTGTAGATGGACGTCTCAAAGACGACAACCTCAAAACAAAAGCAGTCGAGGTTCATCTCTGGACAGAAGCTACGGCAGGCAAGTATGAAGCATACCAGCAGGACTGCTACGTTGTACCGACTTCCTATGGCGGTGATACATCCGGCTATCAGATTCCGTTTACTGTGAACTACGTTGGTGAGCGTGTAAAAGGAAAATTTGATATCAGTTCCGGTACATTCACAGCTGACAGCGAATAAGCACATACGCAAGGAGGATATGCTAAATGGCAAAAGTAATTAATACCAAAATTGATGATGGAATTCTCATTTTCACATTCACAAATAACAAAGATGAAGTTTTTTCTTCTTTCAAACTGAATCCGACTGATATCAATGTAGCAGCACGTGCAGAGGAGCTGACAGAATATTTTGAACAATTCAAAGATTCTATTCAGAAAGTTACTTCCGGAAAAGAAATGGCAGAGTTAAACAAACAACTCGAAGATAAGATCAACTATCTGCTTGGCTACGAAGCATCAAAAGACCTGTTTAAAGAGCCAATTACAGCAACTACCGTATTTGGAAACGGACAGGTATTTGCTTACATCGTTCTGGATAAAATCGCAGATGCAATCGCACCGGAAATTGAAAAGAGAAAAAAGAAAATGCAAGCAGCAGTCGATAAGTATACGGAGAAATATACAAAATGACCGCCTATGAGCTTCCCACCTCACTAAACATAAGTGGGGTGGATTTTTCTATCAGAACGGATTTTCGAGCAATCATTGATATTCTAATTGCCATGAACGACCCGGAATTAGACGAGCAGGCAAAAGCAGTTGTTATGTTGCAGATTCTGTTTGAGGACTGGCAGAGCATACCCCCGGAACATCTCGCAGAAGCTTGCCAGAAAGCTTGCGAGTTTATCGACTGTGGACAGGCTGATGATAATCCAAACCACCCAAAGCCCCGTTTAATGGACTGGAAACAGGACGGAGACATGATCGTTCCGGCAGTAAACAAGGTTGCTGGAAAAGAAATCAGGTCCGTTCCGTATATGCATTGGTGGACGTTCTTCGGATACTTCATGGAATCCGGTGAATGCCTGTTCAACACGGTCGTTGGAATCCGTTCAAAAAAAGCAAAGGGTGAAAAACTCGATAAATGGGAAAAGAAATTCTATCAGGAAAACAAAAATATTATTGACATAAAAACACGTCTCAGCGACGAGGAGCAAGCGTATAAAGATGCGCTGAATGAGATGTTGAACCTCAAATAGTTAGGAGGTGGACACATGGCTGCTGATGGCTCAGTCATTATTGATACCAGAATGGACACGTCAGGCGTCCAAAATGGGGTATCAGCTATAAAACAGTCATTTAACGGCCTTGGGAGTGCTGTAAAAAAAATTGGTCTACTGATTGGTGGAGCGTTTGCTGTTGGCAAATTGGTGCAGTTCGGGAAAGAGTGCGTGGAACTTGGGTCCGACCTCGCAGAAGTTCAGAACGTGGTCGATGTTACATTTACCACCATGTCCGACAAGGTGAACGAATTCGCAAAGAATGCCATGACCTCTGCCGGACTATCGGAGACTATGGCAAAGCGGTATGTTGGTACATTCGGAGCAATGTCGAAGTCGTTCGGATTCTCAGAAGCACAGGCTTATGATATGTCAACAGCTCTGACACAGCTAACTGGTGATGTGGCATCATTTTATAATATCAGTCAGGATCTGGCGTATATCAAACTGAAATCCGTATTCACTGGCGAAACCGAGACATTAAAAGATTTGGGTGTTGTTATGACACAAAGCGCACTAGACCAGTACGCACTGGCAAACGGCTATGGAAAAACCACATCCGCCATGACCGAGCAGGAGAAAGTAGCTCTGCGTCTGGCTTTTGTGCAGAAACAATTATCGGCTGCATCTGGTGATTTCATCCGAACATCTGACTCATGGGCGAACCAAGTACGAGTAATGCAGTTGCAGTTGCAGTCTCTCAAGGCAACAGTCGGACAGGGATTGATTAATATTTTCACACCTGTTCTGAAAATAATCAATATTTTACTTGGTAAACTGGCAACTCTGGCGAATGCTTTCAAAAGCTTCACAGAGCTTATCACTGGAAAGAAATCTTCTGGTCAGATAAGTGGAAGTGGAGCAGGGCTTGCCGGAGCAGGCGCGATCGCAGATACAGCGGACCAGTATGGACAGGCTGCGGATAATGCAGAGAAATTGGCGGATGCCAATAAAGATAATGCAACAGCCACGAAAAAAGCAAATAAAGAAACAAAAAATTATCTTTCTTCATTGGACGAAATACACAAAGCCACATCTACAGGTAGCAACTCATTGTCCACGCTATCTCCATCTGGCGGAAGTGGTGGAGCGTCTGGAGGATTATCTGGAGCAGTAAACAATGTGGATTATGGCAGTTTAGCAGAGGGAGAGACAAAACTTGATAAAATCAGCGATTCTGCTAAGAAGCTTGCAGATACGCTAAAAAAACTTTGGGAGCCATTTCAAGAAGCTTGGAAAAAAGAGGGAAAAGCCACTATAACGGCGGCGAAGACGGCATTTTCGAGTTTGGGAAGTTTAATTGCAAGTATTGGAAGCAGTTTCGCCACAGTATGGACGAATGGAAGCGGTGAAAAGTCATTAACTACGACTTTAAAGATTGCGCAGAATCTATTCAATACTATTGGAAATTTGGCACAGGCATTTAAAACTGCGTGGGAATATGCTGGAACTGGGACAAGTATTATTCAAAATATATTTGATATTGGAAATAGCATTCTAGGAACTATTGAAAGAATAACAGGTGCGACAGCAGATTGGGCTAAAACCCTTGATTTTACACCACTATTAACATCAATCAATACGCTCCTACAAAATTTACAGCCACTAACAGATAACATAGGAACCGGGCTTGAATGGTTCTGGAATAACGTTCTTTTGCCAATTGGATCCTGGACAATCCAAGATGCAGTGCCGACATTTCTACAAATGCTATCAAGTGGGATTACTGTTGTAAATTCAGTTATTGAAGCTCTTCAACCTTTGGGTGGCTGGCTATGGGACAATTTTTTGCAGCCATTAGGCCAGTGGACGGGTGATCTCGTCATTACTGCCATGCAGACTTTATCTGATTTACTGGATAGGTTTAGCACATGGATCCAGAACAATCAAGAACTTGTTCAGAACGTTACAATTGTGATTGGTAGTTTTTTCGCAGCGTTTGAACTTCACAGCATTATTAGCGGTGCAGTGACAGCGGTAACGAATTTTGTTGGACTGATTACTGGAGGCGGTGGATTGCTAGGGGCACTAAGTTCTGTTGTTGCTGCCCTAGGTGGTCCTGTAACAATTGCAATTGGTGCGGTAATTGCCGCTGGAGTGCTTCTGTGGCGAAATTGGGACAGTGTAAAAGAAGCTGCCAGTAAATTAAAAAAATGGGTTGTTGACAAAACAGTAGCACTGAAAAATGAGGCAGTGGAAGCATTCGAAAAGCTAAAAACAAATGCTGGAAATGCTCTTAAAGCGCTTCGCGATGACGTAAAACAAAAATGGGAAACGATTAAGTCTAAATTTTCATCTTTTTCGACTTGGTTGAGTGGTGTCTTTAATACGGATTGGACGGAGCAATTCGGTATATTTGGCGGCGTTTTAAACGGATTTTTCAAATCTGCAAAGGATGTGATTAAAGATGTTAAAGAAATATTTAAAGGGTTAAATACATTTGTCAGCGGCGTTTTTTCGGGGGACTGGTCTCAAGCCTGGGAAGGTATAAAAACTATTTTTTCAAACGTATTTAGTGGGTTGGCAGACATTGCAAAAACTCCAATTAATGCAATAATAGGAGGATTTAATAGTGTTCTGGGAGTTGTAAATGGACTAATTAGCAAACTCAACAACCTTAAATTTAGAATAACAGTGCCAAACTGGATTCCCGGAATCGGAGGCTCCTGGTGGGGCTTTAACGGCTTTAGCATTCCAACAATAGGGACGATTCCAATGCTTGCAAGCGGTGCGGTTATCCCACCTAGATCAGAGTTTCTGGCAGTGCTTGGAGATCAGAAGAACGGTCGCAACCTGGAAGCCCCAGAAGGCGTTATCCGAGAAATTATTGATGATGCATTTGCAAGGCATCAACAGGGCAGCAGTGGTAACTTCCGATTTACAGCGCAGTTGAACCGCAGAACGATATTTGATGAGATGATTGACGAAGCAAAGTTAAGACGTGATGCAAGCGGTACAAATCCGTTTGAACTGGCATAGGGGGTGAGAATGTGGCATTTTCAATAAGTAAATCAATAACTGATAGATATAAAATAAATGGGCTTATCATCCCTCAGCCAGATGAGGACATGCAGTGCAACTTTGAGACCACCTATTCGAAAGGAAGCAACCGCACACAGTATGGAAGAGCAATAATAGTACCACTTTATACAGTTATGCAATATAGCTATAAAGCCACAAATGTTCGCGTTGATGAGAAATCAGCTAATCTCGTAAATGCAATCATTAAAGGAGAGCCGTTTATGTTGTATCACTGGTTAGCACACAAAAACGAATGGCGTTCAGAACAGTTTTATGTTGGGAAAATGCACTATAATATAGCTCAAGTAGGAGAATATTATTCTGAAATATCATTCAATATGCAGGGGGTGAATCCACTTGATTAATGCATCAAACATTTTCAAAGAAAAATTGCAGGATGGCGAGCAAGTAATTGAAATCGTGGAGATCACCTTTGCCGACGGAACAACAAAGACACTTGAAAACGAGATTGTGATCGGCAACAATGACTTTTCCGATTGTGCGGAGAGTAGCAGCTTCCCGGTCGGCGCTACAGTCTGCAAAACGATGAAACTTGAACTGGACAACACAGAGGATCAGTGGAAAAATTATAATTTCTATCAAGCTAAAGTGCATGCATATTTGAAGCTTCAGACTTCTGTTGCAGAATCAGCTAGTGAATCAATCTGGATGGATGATTTTTACGAGCCAATTCTTGATATTGATGGAAACAGCATAGTCCTTTCCAGAGCCGCATCGGAAGACCGATACGAGACGATTGACAAGGGTATCTATACAATTACCACCCCAGAGCAATACGGTGAAATATTGAGCTTTACGGCGCTGGATGACATGTATAAAACCAATGCTAAATATTATAGCGCTCTGACGCTTCCACAGCCGATTATGGCGCTGGTAAGAGACGCTTGCGAGAGTTTGAATATCCCTATGGGGTTTTCCTCTATGGCACATGGAAATGTAATTGTCACAGCGCTCCCAGATAATATGACATTCCGTCAATTGATCGGTTGGGCGGCAATGTTGGAGACAGCAAACGCCAGGATTGACAATAGAGGGTATTTGCAATTTATTAAGTGGAATTTTGGAGCTGTCGAAAACGGCTCCTTGGTTCCAATTAAACTAGAGGATTACGTGAATAGCCCAACTCTTTCCAGTGATGATATTGTAATTACTGGTATCAGAGTAAAAAACAAAGAATCGGAATCCCTGTTTGGAACTACTGGATATGTGTTGGAGTTAGAAAACAATCTTCTGTCTGACAGTGACCTCGGAACTGTAGCAGCATGGATTGGCGGTAATCTGGTCGGGGCCAGATTCCGAAATCTGCAAGGGGATCTGATTTATAATCCTCTGTTAGAGTTTGGCGACATGGCATACAGTTTTGACCGAAACGGCAATAAATATCTCACACCTATTACCAATGTATCATCTCCGTTAAATGGCATTACCACTGTAAAAACGCAGGCAGATGATCCCATCCGAAATAGCAGCACATATATGTCGGAAGCTACAAAAGCACTGGTAGAAGCTAGACAACTTGTTAAGGATGAACGCACAGAGCGCGAAAAAGCCGTTGAAAGGCTAGCAAATACGCTTAAGGAGTCTGGCGGGCTTTATATGACAGAAGATCCACAGGACGACGGTAGTGTAATCTATTATATGCACAATAAGCCGACTCTGGAAGAATCAGATATTGTATGGAAGCTCACGGCGGAAGCCATTGGAATTTCTACAGATGGTGGAAAAACCTATCCTTATGGATTTACTGTTACAGGAGAAATGATTACAAGACTGCTATACGCTGAGGGAATCAATGCAAGTTATATTAATGCCGGCGCGTTAGTCGTTCGTGACACAAACGGAAAGATTATTTTCTCAGCCGATATTGATAATAACCAGATTGTAATTGACGGAGCATCTGTGCGAATCGGTGCATCACCTTTGGACGGACTGTTAAACAGTATGCAAGGTCAGATTGACGGAAATATCAATACCTGGACCGGGACTCCTGCACCTACACTTAGCAATTACCCGGCAAACGAGTGGCTAACTGATACAGAAATGAGTAAGCATGTAGGTGATCTGTATTATGATGGAGACAGCCATGCTTACAGATTCCGCAATGATGGAAAAGGGTATTACTGGGAAAGATTAAAAGATACGGACGTAACAAAAGCATTACAGGATTCCGAGGATGCTTTAGCGGCAGCTAAATCCGCGCAGGAAGCGGCAGCTCTTGCAAAGAATATGACATTGCAGTTGAGCAACGAATACCAGGGCATTTCTGTTGATTCTGACGGAAATTACGGAACATTTCCCGGCAATGTGAGTACGCAGGCAGTCGTGATGTACGGAACGCAGGATATTACATCTGATTGTAAATTTACAATTATCAAATCAGATAGCGTAACAGGATCCTGGAATAATGTGACCAAGACATACACAGTAACAGCATTATCCACTGACGATGGATGGGTAGACATCAAAGCAACATATATCAGTGTTTTATCAGTAGTTAAAAGATTTTCTCTGGCTAAAATTTATGCTGGGAAAAATGGTACAAATGGTGTTGACGGTCTACAGGGACCAAAAGGAGACCAAGGCATACCGGGACCACAAGGAGAACAAGGTATTCAAGGCCCACAAGGACCGATAGGAGAACAAGGAATTCCTGGAACTCCCGGGGCGGATGGTAAAACGCCGTATTTGCATATTAGATATGCTCCGGTAGAAAATCCAACATCTGGACAGATGACAAAGACACCAGATATTTATATTGGTACTTACACAGATTATTTACAGGATGACAGCACGGATCCAGCTTCCTATACCTGGGCGAAATTTCGCGGGGATGATGGACAGCCCGGAAAGAATGGATATACCTGGATTAAATACGCTTCTATGCCAAACGGCGAAGATATGTCAGATAACCCAGATACTGTTCCATGGATTGATACAGATGGGAATACAATATGTGATACTGTAGGAAATCCAATCTATCTTGAGCCAGAATATGTTGCGTATATCGGAATTGCAAATAATAAGGAAACTCCAACGGAAAGTGATGATCCGGCTGATTATACATGGACCCGATACAAAGGCGCTGATGGGGAAAACGGTTCTGATGGCAAGGATGGAGCAGACGGAAAAGATGGAAAAACAAGTTATACACACATTGCTTATGCGAATTCTGCAGATGGAAAAACAGATTTCTCTGTGTCGGACAGTAATCGTGAGTATATCGGTATGTATGCGGATTTTACCGAGCAAGATAGTACTAATCCAGATGATTACGCGTGGACACTTGTAAAAGGCGCGAATGGCGCACAAGGCATCCCTGGAAAAGCAGGTGCGGACGGAAAGACGCCATATTTCCACATAGCTTATGCGAATAGTGCTGACGGAAAAACTGGCTTTGATGTAGTTGTCAGTGCCGGAAAGCAGTATATTGGCCAATATACTGATTACGACACGCCGGATGATTCCATTGACCCGACAAAATATAGCTGGACGAAGATAAAAGGTGAACAGGGCGATAAAGGAGAACAAGGTGTACCTGGCAGGACATATTTTATCGAGCTTTCATCTAATATCCTAAAACGAGGTCAGAATGACAAGGTTGTACCAAGTACAATTACGGCAAAAGCTTATTATCGAGATGGTGACAGTGCTACAAGAACGGCATATTCCGGTAGATGGTATGTGCAGACTTCCATGGATGGCTCTACATTTACAAACGTATTGGTTTCAACTGTAAATGAGCCGAGTAAAAGTTATACTGTTAGCTCACTGGATAGAAGCATTGTGTCTGTTAGATTTATCCTGTATGCAGCAGATGGAACTACAAATCAGCTGGATATGCAATCTGTCCCTGTGGTGATAGATGTGGACGCACTTACCCATGAAGAGATATTTAATCTTCTTACAAATAATGGTTCCATGAAAGGAATTTATAAAGAGGGCAACCAGTTATATATTTCGTTCACTTATGCGAAGGGCGGAACGTTAAAGCTTGGCGGTCCGAATAATGGATATGGCACCTTTGAGGTGTATGACGCGAATGGAAATATAATAGCCCAAATAGATAACTCGGTTGGGTTTAAAAACTTCAAGGGAAAAGAGTGGTTCCAGATAAATGAGTCTGTAGCTACAGCTGGTTACGATTCCTCCCTTGTTCATGGACTTCTTGATTTATCCGCGCAATACTCTGATGGATATTGGACTGTTTTGGAGAGCAAACAAGCTGGTCTTCTTTTAAAAACTGTATCTAGAATGAAAGTGGAGACGACTGGAAGCAGCTCTTTGACTCTCAATGTGCCAGAAATGCCTAAGCTTATAACCGGTAGTAACTTGGGGAAAAATAATAATGGAGATGTCGGAACAATTGCATCATCCTCTATGCATTATAAAGTACTCGGGAAAACCGTAAAAGAAGACGAACTGGAAGACCTCTATAAAGTCAAGGTAATCTGGGCGAAGTACAAAGACGGATACCTTATGGAACAAGACGAACGGTGCGGTAAAGAAATGCCAATGTTTATCGCGGAGGATATTGACCGAAGATTTCCAATCGCTGTCGATCATAACGAAAAAGGACATGCTGAAAACTGGAACTATCGTATTATGATTCCCTGCATGTTCGCAATGCTAAAAAACGAGCATGAAAAAGTTAAAAATCTACAATCCGAGCTTGATTCCGTGAGAGCGGAATTGAATGAATTAAAGCAATTTATCAAACAACGTATTTTAATGGAGGTATAAGACTATGGCTAATAATACTTGGAAAAATTACACGCAGAAAAGTACAGCTTTATCGGATAATGATGAAGTTATGCTGTTGGATTCCACTGACGAAAAGAACAAACGCGGACTGATGAGCAAGTTTTGGGATTATATCGTTGATAAAATGTCAACGGCTGTTATCAGTAAATTGGAAACCGAAAATAAAACAGTTATCGGGGCAATTAACTATTTATATGGCAAGTCATCTTTTATATCGAAAATAAAATATGCGAATATTCAAGTTGTTAATGAATACGTATATACAGGATTGTCGTTTACAGTCCCGAAAAACACCTTATTTATCTTTACAGCAAAAGCATTTTATGAGAAGTCAGAGCCGCTTGGAATCTCAATTGTAAATTCAGATTCCGATTATTCAAAAGTTACAATAATTGAAAACAACGAAAAATATCCGGCAATACTAACGTACATATGTGGTAAAGAATCTAAGGATATTACTTACTATATTTGGGCAAAATACAAGTCTACAGGTTCTAACAGAATCGTCATATATGGGCTTCAAATGAAATAATTATTTCAAATCAACGCCGCCAATACTAATCATAAGTACAGTTGACCAATTTGGAACTGGAAAACTTATTGTTTTTTTTAGATCTATCAACAATAACATCAATATCTCCGCCACCAAGTTTATTGATAGAAAAAATATTATCAGAATTGATTCTCATTTAAATAGTTAGCGAAAAATAAATAAAATCGCAAAAACTCTATTCGCAAAAGATAATACATGATGTAATCAATATATCACAACAACAAAAAGGGAGTTGGACTCCTGCCTACCAAACAAAAAGTCCAACTCCAATCACCACAAAGGGTACAGCTATATTATATAAAAATGTGGGGCTGAAATTCACAATTGCTTGTTATATCATGTACTTATCAATATGAAAGGAATGATATAATGAGCAAATTACAGGAATTTTTAAACCTTGGTGATTATTACGCATCCAACGGCGGGTACCTTGAAAAGAAAAGTAATGCCTATCTGGATGATTTTAAGAAAAATGCAGGATATAACAATTACACTAAATTTGCAAGAGATGTAAATAGTTGGGGGCAGCCAGGATGCCAGGGACAGCCGTGGTGCGCGGAATTTCAGTTCTGGAAGTTGGTAAAAGTAATTGGAATCACAAATGCCCTCAAAATCATGGGTGGTGGTTTTTATAACTGTCAGAGCGTAAAAAACTGGTCGAAAAAACAGGGCACATGGCATACCACTCCAAAACTTGGCGCACTTCCGATTTTCCGAAATGGCTCCCATATTGGAGATGTACAGAGCTTAACCAGCTCCAAAATTAATACCAACGAGGGAAATACTTCTAGTGTAGCTGGCGTGGTGGCAAATGGCGGAGCGGTTCGCAATAAGTCCTATTCCATCAACGATCCAGCAATCGACGGATATGTTTGGATTGATTGGGAATCCTATGAAGATACTGCCACATGGAAAAAGACAGGAACTAGAATAGCGACTGTGAACGATTTATACGTCCGTGAGACACCGAATGGATATGTAATGGGTTCTATTGATAAAGATACTGTTGTTGATATTGATGGAAAAGTAAGTGGAAAATGGACGCATGTTAAAGTTTCTGGAATTGGTATTGGTTGGATTTGGACTGGATATCTGGCAAAGGAGGGTGGCCCCGCATCCGCTACTATTACAGGAAAACAGGATAAGACACAGGTGCTTTTCAAGGGGAATGTAACCGCCACTGTGCTTAATGTGCGTACATGGGCTGGGACTGAGTACCCGAACATCAAAAAATACCCAAAGCTCAACCAGGGAAATGAAGTGGAAGTAATGAATTTTACCCAGAAAGATAAAAACGGTAGTAAGTGGTATTATATCCGTATTGCAGGAAAGTATTATGGCTTTGTATCTGCAAAATATATTAAGAAGCAGTAAAAATATCCCGGGGAATTACCCCCGGGAATTTCTTTTTTTAATTACCGACAACATCAATGAGCCAGTTCGTCAGTACATAGAAGATATCATTAATTATTCTTCTGGATTTTCGGGAAAATGTCGAGCTGAAAACCAATCTCGTTGCCTTTTCCATAAGCGTTTTTGGTATCTTTTGAGTAAGTAACCTTTTCGATTAAACTCTTAAGCATTTTATTTTTCGATTCTGTATCAAGGCTCCAATAGTTATCAAGCAGTTCTTCGCAACGAGGAATAAAATCTGATTGTTGCTTTATAATATTCTGCTCATGTTTGATTTCTTCTTTTAATTTTTCTATAGTATCGGAGCATGACTGGATAGATGCGGCTATTGTTTTGGCACGTTCAAGAAAAACCTCTGTGGTATAGATGCCCTGTTCGAGTAGGTCATATTGTTTTGCTTTTTGGGCGTTTAAGCTTTCCAGCTCGTTTTCTTTTTCGTGTATAAGATTCTGCTTAGAAGTTATTCCGCAATCAATAGCCTTTGAAGATATATTAATATCATTGTTTAACTTATATTCCTCCACAATCTCCCTAATTCCATCAATCACAGATTTTTCAACCAGAGACAATTTGCTACTTACTGTGGGGCAAGACGTATATGGACACATGAGGGTATCTTCCTGGCTGCTTTTCTGATAGGGGCGGCGAACCATGGCGCGACCACATTTGCTGCAATAGACAATTCCGGAAAGCGGGTTGCGGATTGAGTTTTTTATACTGATTGGGCGAGGTGGGTTCTTTTTTCGAATTTCCCGTACGGAGTTAAACAGGTCCTCCGATATAATAGCTGGATGCAATCCCTCGCAGATAAGAGTATCTTTTGATCGAGGGCGTGTCTTAATTACTTGACCATTCTGTATAGTCTTCACTGTTTTTCTCCCATTCCATCGTATTTTTCCGATGTATACCGGATTTGTCAGAATTCCCTGTATACTGGCAGGAGTCCAGTCACCGCCCAGTGCAGATTCTATTCCCATTTCATTTAATTTCCGTGCAATCTTCGCAACTCCGATTTGTTCGCAGCCATCACCGGCATACCAGGTGTAGATCATTTTTACAATCTCAGCCTGAGCCGGAACAGGTTGGAGAGTATAGCCTTTTTCTTTTTCAAGTTTTACTCTTTCGTATCCGTAAGGTGGTTTGTTACCACAGTATTTCCCTTCTTTTACTGATGAAATCCTTCCGGCGTTCAGTCGGCGCTTGATAGTCTTATATTCACGTCTGGACATAAAAAGCCCAAACTCAAAATACTCTTCATCGAATTCGTTGTTTGGATCATATATTTTTGTGGGGGTAATAATTTTCGTGTCAGAATACTGGAAAGCCCTTGATACAATGCCTTGGTCGATTGTGTCACCTCTGGCAAGACGCTCTACTTCGACAACCAAAACACCGTCCCACATGCCGGATTCTACTTCGTGAAGGAGTTGCTGCATGACAGGACGGTCGGCAATAGTTTCTCCGGATACCACTTCGCGGTAAATTGCGCCCACAATGTACTCTTTTTTCTTTGCAATATCTAACAGGATCCGTTCATGTCTGGCAAGAGTTTCACCCTCTCCGTGTGCTTCAGCTTCCCGATCGGCTCTGGATTTCCTTAGATAGATGCATACTGATTCATTCATTTTATCATTCTCCTTTTTTTACTTGTGTGATAATCCAGGAGATGATATAATTATGGTGTAGGTAAGATTTTCTCCGAGATTATCTTATTTATTAAACCGGTTCCTGTTGGTCGCAGGAGTCGGTTTTTTGTGTAAAAATATAATAACATGTAACAAAACATAAGTAAATATAAAAGCTTTCAGCAAAAATCCATCTATCTTTTTCCTAACTGCAATAGTATAATATAATCAAAACAAAGGGAGGAAAGCTAACATGAAAAAGATAAAAAAATGTTTACTATTAATTATGCTTCTGGCTGGAATCAGCGTAGCAGCTCCTGTATATGCATCCAGGATCAATGTATCAATGGGAACTACAGAAGAGGGGGATTTTGTAACAAACAATGACATCATGGAGTATAGTGGAAGAGCTGTCGCGAGAAACATGTATATTGGGGATAATGCCACTTATACATTTTACGGTGATTTAACTGTTAAGGGCAATTTGTATATTCTCGGAAGTTTTTATAATTATGGAACAATTAATGTATCTGGTAATGTTTATTGCCGTAACTATTACAATAATAATGTTCTGGAAAAAAGAGCATCACATATGGTTGATGGACAAATTGTATATTATCCAAGAGGAAATTTTTATAATAAAGGAATTGTGCATTCTAAAAGTGTCGAGGTTGCTGATCTGTACGATGTAAAAGTTCCAGTACCTACTGTAAGCGGATGCACAATCGGGCAGCATGAGCCGGGACCAGCTGCAACATGTACCACGCCACAGAAATGTACGGAATGTGGGAAAGTTCTAACAGCCGCACTAGGACATAAGCCAGGAATAAAAGCAACATGTACAAAACCTCAAAAGTGTACGGTGTGTGGAGCTATTCTTGTTAAGAGCGGAGATCACACTCCTGGAACAGAAGCAACCTGTACAGAATCACAGAAATGCATTGAATGTGGACAGGTCTTAGCGCAAGCATTAGGGCATAAATGGAGTGATTGGGAAACTGAAAAAACAGCAACCGTAATGTCCAGATTAGAGATGGCCAGGTATTGTTTACGGTGCGGATCAAGAGAAGTTAAGTACGGAGACACTTTAACACCAACAGGAGACGTTAATTATAAAAGTGTTATTCTGCAAAAAGGGAAAAATACATCCGCTGTAAAAATTACTGGTATGGCAAAAGGAGATTATTTAAAAACGGTTATTCCTAAAAATAAAAAGCTCGTAAAAATCAGCAACATCAAACAGGATGGAACATTTAAAATAACAGCTCTGAAGAAAACAGGAAAGACTACTCTCACAGCAACACTAGCAAGCGGATTTACTGTAAATATCAATCTTACCGTACAGAGTAAGGCGGTAAAAACTACTAAATTGATGGTAAATAAAACAGTGGTTAATCTGGTAAAAGGAAAAAGTTTTACTTTAAAGGCAAGTAAGACTCCATTTAATGCAGCTGATAAGATTAGTTTCAAATCATCTAATAAAAAGATTGCAACTGTAAATAAAAAAGGCAAAGTAGTTGCTAAAAAGAAAGGAACGGCTTACATCACTGTAAAAGCTGGGAAAATCAGTAAAAAAGTAAAAGTCGTTGTAAAAAATAAATCTTATAACAATAGTGATTTTATATCTTAAAAAAAATGGAACTGGGGACTTAGCTCCTCAGTTCTTTTTTGGTTGGGAAATGTAGAATTTTCTCGATTTTCGTCAAATACAGCATTAATGTAAGAAAATTTGTGCAAGATTGAGATATTGTATAATTGTTATATTGAGAGTATAATATAAACTAATTTTGGAGGGATTTTATGAAAGGAATAAAAAAGCTTGTTATATTTTTTCTGTTTGGGATAATGCTCACATTTCTTGTTCATGCGCCGCTGTGCGAGAGCATTGATCTGACAGATTCTGAAGTGATTATTAAGGCAAGTGCCAACAATCAATATGTGATACATAATTATACACAGGCGGTTGTATCTGAAGCAGAGCGGCAGCCATTTGTTGTGAAGAAAAGCAACAATATTTCTGCGGAATGCAAATGCCATTTCTTTTTTAATCGTTCAAGGCAAAAGGAGGGCGTACTGTTTAAGCAGAGGGCGAGAAGCATGATCGATCCAGTCCGTTCTATATCGCTAAAAAGAGGGTATAATGAAATAAAAGAGAACAAATGTTCTTGATTGCGCGATATTGGGAGGGACGGAAAATGGATTACAAGAAGGAAATTATTGAAATGATACAGAAAATACATAGTGAATCAATGATAAAATTTATTTACGGGTGCGTAAAAAGGGCTTATAAGGAAGAAAGGGCAGGAAAATAATTCCTACCCTTGCACACTAGAAAATAAACTTCTCAAAAAAATCACATAACAAATCTTTTTTGTCGGGCGGCAGATTATCGTATTCAAGAATAATCTTTTTGAAACGAGGATCTGACTGCTCGATTTTTGTTACTACGTTTCCAAATTCAATATCTGGATCTTGCTTTTCCTTTAAATCTGTTAAGTCTGTCATTCCAATTCGGAAATAATCCGCCAAAGCTCTGATTTTTCCAGTCCCTGGCATTGAGTTGCCCTTACACCACATATTAAAAGTGGATGGATTTGTTCCGACTGCTTCTGCAACTTCTTTTTGTTGCTTTCCGCTTAGTGAAATGTACTTGTTTAGATTGTTTGAGAAGATTCTTTTCTGTTCTTCAGTTGTCATGGTTCTTTTCCTCCTTACATTTTGTATTGTACATCATATTTATAATAAATTCAATAGCAAATTCAATTATTTTGAATTTTGGTGTTGACAATTCAATTAAACTGAATTATAATGAACCCAGAAGTTAAGAAAGGAGATGAGTAAATGCCAAAGATTTCATTGGAAGCGGTTCGTGTGAACGCTGGGTACAATCAGAAAGAATGGGCTGAAATGTTCGGTATTTCCAATACTACTGTCGTTAATTGGGAAAAAGGAAAGACAGAACCGACATTATCACAGCTTAGAAAAATGAGTGAACTTTCCGGTATTCCTATGGATTTTATTTTTGTACCAAATAAATTCAATTAGATTGAATTTTTGAAAGGGGAAGTGTATAGTTGAAGCGTAAAGTATATGTCATGGATTGTGGTGATTTCGTAAAAATCGGCGTATCTGGAAATGTCGAACAGAGGGCAACACAGATTCCATACAAAGTAAATCGAATCTTTTCAACAAACGAAATTGAAAATGCTTTCAAATTAGAGCATGAAATGCACATGATGTTTTGCGAAGACAGGGTTCCGAATGCACTTGGAAGAGAATATTTTAATATTTCTTTCGACATTGCTGTTTCTGAATTAAAGAAAAGAGCTGATGAGCAGAAAACTATGGAGCTTGTAAATCCAATACCTAAAAAACCACTTTCTATCAGTGAAAAGCAGAAAGTTATCTTTAAATTGATTCCATTACTTAAATATATTGATGATTTTGACCTCGGATATATGCTCGGTGTGGCAGAGGAGAAAAGTAAACAGAAAAGTGTGGAAGAATCTGAATATGATTTCCTGCAAGATGGACTTTCTGCTTTGTTAGACCTTGATGAAACCGATTTAATGATGTCTTTAACCTACGCAATTGCATTAAGAGACAAGGAAAAGAGAGGCCAGAAATGACCGTCCACCGGAACCGCCCCACCGGTGCTGACGAGGCAGGGCAGATGGAGGTGACAACAAATGTTCCACAGAACACCGTCAAAATATGACAGCATGACAAAATGGGAAATTCTGGATTCCATAAACAGTGACCCTCATTATTCACGTGGGAAAATGGCTAGACAAGCACACAGAGCATTGCGAAAGTATGGTGACGGATTACCAATCATTTACAGATATCCGAATTTCCCCTATTTGTTATCTGCATTTGCTGGAGGATTCTCAGCTGTGACCGTATTCATTTTGTTTTCGTCAATGTAAACATTGATTACCTGTCCTGATTTGTACAGTGCAAATAAGCTGATTACTATGGCAACAATGGACAGGACAACAGGGATATACCACCGTCTGCGGTCTCTTACATAAGAATCATAAAAAGCTTTTCCGGCTGACTGAATGCAGACAATGGTTGGTGCGATTCTAGAATCGGTATCTTCTTTACTGTATTTAATGAACCCGCGTTTCCCAAGATATTCTATTTCTCCTTTTTCTGAATCGGAAAAATCAGACAACAGTATATCAGTTTTATAAAGACGTTTTAACAATTTGATTTGTGAACCAGAAATTTCCATAACATCTCTCCTTTCACAGGAGAGTATATCACAAGAAAGGAGTGAGTGCATGTCTGAAAAAGAAAAAAGAATCGTTGAAAAGCTGAAAGAAGTGATTCCTAATATGTCAGAGTTTGACAAGGGATATATTCTCGGTAAGACGGAAAGTTTTTCAGAGAATAAGCCAGATGATTCTGGTAAGGCACAGAAAGAAAGTTCATAAGTTTCTTGAACCAAGGTTGCCAGAAGTTAAGTAGAAAGGAGTGTATGAAGATGGAAGGAAAATCAATCGCCGGACTTACGGACTATGCTTTTGAGATGCTTGGATATGATAAAGAAAAGATTCTCAAGGCAGTAGAAAATTGCGTAATGGCAATGGGAGAATTGACAATCGCAGAAAGCAAAGTTGCCCGTAAGCATCTGGACTTTGTTATGGAAGAAATGTATAAGCGGAGTCAAGACACCTTAATAAATACTATTCAGCCTCGTTTATAATCTTATTTTCATGAACGACAAAATTATAAGCATAGTTATAGGCTTGTACATACTGGTTGGACAGTGACAGTACATCAGAAGAATTAACTTCATCTTCGCTGTTTAATTTATTAACTTGTGCAGTTGCTTGGATATAAGCTAAAGCAATATTGTGTGCTGCCAGTTCTGAATTTATAGTACGGATTTCTGAAAGTTCACTGTAACTTAAACCAAAATTATCGGGCATAGCAAATTCCTCCTTTCCAAAGGAGAGTATAGCATAAAAAGGGAGTGAGTACATATCAAAAAAAGAAATTATTTCGTAGAGAAATAGGTGGTAAATAATGGGAGCAAATAATTTTACACACTTTACTGGAAAGAAATCTTCGTTCAAAACTAAAAAGAGAAAGAAGAAAGTAAAAGTGAAAAGAGTTCATAAAAACAAATATGAAAGGAGCGTAAATGGACGCATTACAATTTAATAAAGCCGTCAGTCGGCACTGCAAAGAATCTGGTGGAGACTGTTGCAACTGTGATCTGCGGCTTTACTGTTACCTATCGCCCAGCGAGCGACCAGATGAGTTAGTGAGTTTGGTTATTGATTTTTTGCATAACCACATTGAAAACCATGATCATTATACCCATCACAGTGCGGCTTCATTTCCGTGTATTGATGATATGGACATGAGCACCGCAATAGGCGGCGACTGTTACCAGAAACCTCATACTCTTCATAAACAGTCACATGCTTGTGAATCTTGTGGCAATGATACAGTCGTGTAATTGTTTCAACCATATTCGTCTCCTTTCCTCAATACTCAGCATGCCAGTGCCTGTACTTACAGGATAGGAGAACAAATATAAAAAGTCAAGGTAGGGAGGTGAAAACAGTTGAGCAAATCAACCAGGAAAAAGATTCGTTCTCTTGAAAAGAGAATATCAGATATTGAGTCACAACTTCAATGTCCGCAAGCTACTTTTACATGTCAATTGGTTACTCCAAACGACATTTTAGCCCAGATTCTTCAAGAGAGTCAATATCAAGATCATAAATATGAGATTCGAGCTAATCTGAATGGCAAGACATTATTCGAGAAGAAGACGGAAAGTTTTTTCTTAGAATAATCTGGAGCAAGAATCAGATAAGAAAGAAACTGCAACTTCACAGTAATTAAAGAGGAGGAAGAAAATGAAGAAATTTGAATTAACATCAGAAACCAAAATTAACATTTTCGGAAAGAAACTTTTCCGAATCAAGGCGCTCGTTTCATTTGGAGTTGTAAAAACTGGAGAAACTGGCGGATGGGTAGAAAAAGAAGAAAATGTAAACCAGTCCGGCGATGCATGGGTGTTCGACAATGCAGAGGTGTTCGACAATGCAAGGGTGTTCGGCAATGCAGAGGTGTCCGGCAATGCAAGGGTGTTCGGCAATGCATGGGTGTTCGGCAATGCATGGGTGTCCGGCAATGCAAGGGTGTTCGGCAATGCAGAGGTGTCCGACAATGCATGGGTGTCCGGC